CTTCTGCAATCACTTCTTCTTTATATTCTACACCTTCGTCCTTGAGAATAGTCTGTAGTCTTTTCATGAACTGACCACATAGTTGTGCGAGTGTCTTCTTAGTAGTATTAAACTCATAGACACCACAACGAGAATGCAGTGGTTCGATTATACGGTTCTTAAAATTACAAGTCAGAATAAATCTACAGTTCTGACTAAACTCTTCTATAAACCCACGCAGTGCGGGTTGAGTTGATTGTGGATTTAGATAATCGGCCTCGTCAAGGATAACCACTTTGTATCCACCTTGCAAAGATATTGTAGATGCAAACTGTTTTATCTTACCACGAAGAGTATCGATATTACCTTCTTCACTACCATTGATTACAATGTAGTCAAGTTCAAGTTGTTCACATATTGCTTTTGCAACTGTAGTCTTCCCGAGTCCCGCAGTTCCCGTGAATAACATATTCGGTATCTCACCCGAGTCTACAATCTTTTGAAATGTTTGTTTTAGTTCTGTTTGAAGTATTGTCTGTTCGACAGTTTTGGGTCTATACTTCTCGACCCATAAGAATAAATCTTGTGTCATAATATATAAAGTTCAAGGTGACAGAGGCTTTTACACCTCTGTCAAAAATTAAAAGGAAGTATATCAGGTTTAACTCTTATTGTCAACCTTTGATTGTTCAGATTGGAAAGTTTCACATATCTGAATAATCTGAGTTGCTTGGTCTCTTAACTGACCAATAGTAGTCAACTCTTCTCCTTTAAATCCACCTCTTTGAACTACAGTGTCAATTACTGCAACTGTAGACCTTGCAACTCTATTCGATACTTCGTAGATTTGCGAGTGGTCTCTTTGTTCGGGTACTGGTTTTGCCATTATATACTCCTTACTTGTAAGTTGATGATTTCTCTAATGCAATGTAATACTCTATGTCACTTTGTTTACTTGTAAAGTGAGATATAAGTTTACTTGATATCATAACATGAAAGTCTTCATCAACAATTTTTAAATTATTTACATTCATAATGAAGTTGAACTCTGCACCTTCGGGATAACTTCCTTCAACATCAATACTAAACACATTAGAAGTTGCATTCGCACTATCAACAATTGAAAGTCTAACCGCACCTTGTGTGTTTGCGATAGATAATTCAGTATGTCCTAATGCACTTGCAGCCCTTCTAATTTTATTTAGGGTATCACTATCTAGTGAGAAGTTAACTTCCGACTCAGGCATTTGTACTTCCTTACCTGACGATGTTAACATATCAGGGTCAGAATAATAATACTTGACTGCGGAACGACCCGTAGAGTCTCCAACTGTCACATAGTCATCTTCAAAAGTCAAATGTGGTTTATCTACTAGAGATATCACATTTAGAAATTCACCTAAATCATAGATACCAAACTCTTTCGGAAAGGTTTCTGTGATAGTAGAAGAAGACAAAACATTTCTTGCAACAGAAATAGTTTTTAATTTATTACCCGTTTCTACTACTATGTTCGGGTTGATAGATGCATAGTTTCTTAATACACCTATCGTCTGTTCACTTAGTTCCATTATATACTCCTATTTAATTTTACTAAAGTTTTTCTCTTTGACGAATTCAATCTTTCTTGAGAAAGATGCGTCTTCGAGTTCTCCCTTATGGGAAATGACAAAGACATTCGTATCTTCTTGCAAAGTATACAGTATCTTCATCAAATTGTCAACCCCTTCCATATCTAAAGACGAGTCAAATGTTTCGTCTAGGATTAGAAGATTAGTTGCGACACTATTTTTCATCTTAGCGATTTGTCTCCAAGTGAATAATAATGATAAATCAATTCTTTGTTTTTCTCCTTCTGAGAATGAGTCATAAGTAAATGCGTCACGATGTCGGGAACGAATTGTTTCTATAAAACTTTCGTCTAAGTCAAAGTGAACATAAAAGTCTAGTGTCTGTAAATACTGATTAGTCAGATTATTTATCACGGGTAAATACTGTTTAATAATTTTAGACTTGATACCCGAGTCTCTTAGTAGCTCACTACTTACTTGATGATAAGAAAATTGTTCGTTCAATTTATATTTGGTGTCTTGTAGTTTTTCTTTGTTCTTACGCATCTCTTCTAGTTCTGCATTTGCGTCAGATAAATCTCCACTTGACTCTATTTGATTTTCTATCTCACTTTGTAGACCGTCAATCACTTTATTTAATTTACCAATCGTTTTAGTATTACCTGATATCTCTGCATTCCACTCACGACAATCTGCAATAGTTTTATTAAAGATTTCTATGGTTGCATTTAGGTTCGCAAGTTCGTCATTACCTTTGGTAATACCTTCGTCTAGTTCTTCTAATCTTTTCTTAGTAGTCTTTATCTTTTCTTGTTTTAATTTTAAGTCTATTTCTTGACTACATGTAGGACACTCGTCATTATCTTTGAAAAACTTATGTTCTTTCTCGCAGACTTTATACTGCATCTCAATAGATGTAGTCAACTTATGAAGTTTACTTTCTCTGAGTTGAACACTCTCTTTGTTCTGTATAGTTGGTTCTAATTGTTTCTCTACTTGTTTAGATAACTTCTCATTCTTCTCATTCAATGTCTTTATATCTCTCTGAGTTTCTTGAATGGTTTGTTCTTTCTCTCTTCTAAACTGTGCGTTGACCGATGCAATATCTCTTAGATATTTTTTCTGTGCATTTATCTTAGAGTCAATCAGATTGATATCATTACCGTTCTGTGTAATCTCGTCTTTAAGTTTACTTACCTTTTCTTTTAGTATCATATTCATAAGAGAGAACATGTTAATATCAAGTAGGTCTTCGATTACACCCCTTCGTTGTTGAGAGGTAAGTTGCATGAAGGGTATGAAACTCGAAGACCCTAGAACCACTATCTGATGAAAAGACTTGTGGTTCAATTTTAAGATATTTTTCTCGAGTAAGGCTTGGTAGTCTTTTACGTGAGAATTTTTATTTAACATGTTCCCGTCCAACCAAACTTCAAATGCGTTTGGTTTAATACTACGAACTATCTTAAATCTTTTATTACCAACACTGAACTCTACTTCTACTACAGTTCCTTTTCCATTGATAGAGTTTATCAGTTGGTTCTTTGATATCTTACGATGTGGTTTACCAAACAATGCAAAAGACAATGCATCTAACATTGTGGACTTACCACTACCGTTTGCACCTACAACTAATGTAGTCGGTGTTTCTTGAAAGTTTACTTCGGTAAAGTTATTACCCGTACTAAGAAAATTCTTGTACTTAAGTGTTTCAAATTGTATCATAAATTATATTCTTTCTTTATCTCTTCGGGTATCGGTTCATGAAAGGGAATATTATTTATTGTCCTTACTTTCATTTCTTTTATTAGGTTTCGATTTTTTCCCGAAAATTCTTTCGTAGTTTTTTCCATACTTGTCCCTATCGGTAGGTCTTTGTTTACTACCTTTACTCAATTTCTATATTCTCAGCTTCTACCATAAGAGTAGAAATCTCTTTCTTAATTCTTTCCTTGTCTAAATCTGTGACAACGGAGTCGATGTAATTATACACGATTGTTTCGGTGTTGTCAAGATTTATTTCTTCGTCCGAAACATTTGTCCCAATAAACTCAGAAAAATCTTCTGCAATTTTTAGTTCATGAATTTTTTGTGATTGTACTCTATCAACAAATCTTTCAAACTTATAAGGGTCTCCTTTATTGACCACAATAATTTTTACAAACTTTTCGTCAAGATGTCTTAGGTCTTGAAAGTCATTTATCTTTTCGTGGTCGTAATATATCTTCTCATAAATTCTATATGGATTTTGTATCGGTGTAAGTTCTCTTGTTTCCGTATCAAGAATATGAAAATACTTAGGGTCGTCACAATCATTCCAAAAGAATTCCATTTGAGCACCAAGATAGTGAATATTACCTTGAGTAGATTTTGCGTGGAAGTGTCCCGTCAAAACCATTTCAAACTTTTCAAATGGTTGTCTACTCATACCGTCCATACAAGGCATACCTTTGGACATATCAAATCCTTGAAGTTCTAAGTGGGCTCCTAGTATTGACGCATTACAATTGTTAATAAATTCTAAGGACTCTTCTTCATTGTCTTCTGCAATCCAAGGCAGTAGTCCGATATTCAAACCGTCATAATTCATTACGGTTGGTTTGTCTACAATGTTCACTTCATTCATGTAGTGTCCTTGTAGTTCTTTTAATGAGTTTAACTCATTCGTGTTTTTAAAATAAGTATCGTGATTACCTAGTATGATATCCATAGTGATACCATACTCTCTAAGTTTCTCTAAAAATATTTTACGATTGTGATTTAAACATTTAAAGTTTACCGTCTTACGATTATCGTAGTAATCTCCTAGATGTAAAACTCTTTTTATTCCGTTGTCATTTAAATACGGAAAGAATACATCACGATAAAACTTCTCTTGATACTCCATAAAGATATCAGAAGAATTACGAATACCACAATGGGTATCATTAAGTATAGCGATTTTCATAGTGTTCTCTCAACTATTATTTTGCATGTATTATATAGATGTCAACAAGTTTTGTCAAGTATTATTTTATAGCCAACGCACCAACAAATGCGTGATTTCTCCAAAAGGGTTGCACTGTATTAAATCCCGCACTCAATACCATATCTTCTATTTCTTTCCAAGTATTAGGTTTCATCATATTCCTAAGTGTGCGTTCCTTATCCATAATATCTTCTGTAGTAAATGACTCTCTTTTATAATCATAATAATTAAAGGTAATCATATCTTGTACAAGTGCATTCTCACAAATAGTTTTTTCTGCAAATATATATGCACCACCACAATTTAGTCCGTCATAAACTTTTTGTAATAAATCTTCTCTTTTAGATTTAGGTATGAACTGTAAAGTAAAAATAGATGTAATTAAAGAACAATTTTCGTATTCATAAAATGTTGCATCTTTTTCTTCAAACTCAATTCGGTCATAATACTTTTTGATATCTTTCTTTCTTTTCTTTAAATCATCTCTAAAACCTTCTGCGATTTCAAGACCGATATAGTTTGCACTAGTGCAATGGTCTTTATTATAATCTATTAGAGCTTTTGTCATTTTTCCCGTAGAACAACCAATGTCAATTACATTCGTGTCGTTCTCTATAAAATAACGAGAAAAAGATATTACATCGTTCATAAGATTAGAATATCCACGGATAGATTTTTCTATGTGTTTATCAAATCCTTCTTTTCTGTGTGCAAAAGTAAAATCAGGCATTCTTATACTCCTTAATTACATTTTCATAAACCGAGTCTGCAATAGACTTTAGTAATAGTGGTGGCACCATTCTACCAATCCTTTCAGATTGCTGGTTCCATTTTCCCGTAAGAACAAAATCATCGGGTAGAGATTGTATTCTTTTCAATTCTCCAATGGTAAGTTTTCTTGGTTCGTTCCAGTGAAATGCACCCGCAGTTGTATCATTACTACCCATTGCAGTAAGAGTCGGTGCGGGTTTTTCTAAGGACACTCTTTTTAAATTGAAGTGATGTCCTTTATGGTGATAGTCCATTCCCGTTAAAACCTTTTCAGGATTTATCGGCATCTTACTTCCCGTGTCTCTCCAATATGCAGTGTTTGTAAATTTCTCAGTCAAAGTTTTTACTTCTTCATCATCGTACTCTAAATTATTTAGAGCTTCTTTAAGTATGACCATGGATTTATTTTCAGTTGGAAATATACTTTCAATGTTCATGAAAGTTAATCCTATCTGTAAAGTAATATCACTTCGTACACCAATAAAGAAAACTCTACTACGAGTTTGCGGTACACCGAAGTATGCACTGTTTAAAACTTTTGCACAAACATCATATCCAATCTTTTCAAAAGTGTTTTGTATTTTATTAAAATATTGTTTTGCCTCACCCATAGTAAGACCCGCAACATTTTCTGCAATAATAACTTTTGGTTTTATAACATCTGCAACTCTAAGAAACTCAAAAAATAAATCTTCTATATTACTCACTTCCTTTATATCACTGTATCCTTTTGTTTTACCAAACGCATCTTTGTGAGTATTTCCTTTACCATGACTTACATTACCCGCCATACTAAACGCAGAACATGGTGGACTCCCGTCAAGGATATCTAGTTCTCCAACACCTAATCCAGTGATATCTAAAAATTCTTGACCCGATAATTTATTAATGTCGTCAGGTAAGATTGGTGTGTTAGGATAATTTTCCTTGTAAGTATTACGAGCTTCTTCAACAAATTCATTAACACATAATATATTACCACCCGCCAAACGATATCCCGTAGAACTACCCCCACCACCAGCAAAGGTAGATATTACAGTAAATTTATTTTGTGCAGATGCATCGTATACATCTTTTAATAAATATGGTTTATAAGTCATTGTTGCACATTATATATGAGTGAACAAGAATTGTCAATTAATAAATTCCTCAAGTGTATTAGTATTTAGCAAACTCCAATCTCTACAAATATCCATAACTCTAATTCTATTTTTAAAATTTATTTCTTTGTCCTTCAATAAATTTTCAAAAAAGATATTTGTCTTTGATACTAATTGTAGATTTAAATGTGTTTTAATTTTATTTAATTTATCGAACTCATTTTTATAACAAGTTCTTACGTGATATTTTTCAGTTTTATTTTGATGTAGTTCTTCCCAACTATATTGCATAAAAAAATCTTCTACGTGTTTTCCAACATATGGAGCCACAAAAATTTTATTATAATTTTCTGACAACATCTGTTGTTGTAAGATACCACCCATATTTTCTTCATTAAATTTCTTTATTCTTTCGTTATCAAAAGTTTCTCTTGGGTGATTAAAATTTAAACGAAATTTTTTTGAAAGTCCATACCAATTGTCAGCACCAACTCCAGACATTACATATTTTTCTTTTATTTTGGGATACAAGTATAATCCAAAGTGTGTACATTCAAATTGTGTTTTCTTTTTACATTTATATTTTTTTAATAATGTAAAGAAATCTTCTTTTAAATTTGTTTTGGGAACAATAGTGACATTTACGTCCCAACCAAAAGTTTCTGCAACATGTTGTGCAGTATCACTATCGTAAGAAGGTTCACCGTCTAAATGAAATGTATATGCAGATACCTTTTTTCCTAATTTTTGTGCGGCAATACCTAAACTGATAGAGTCTACACCACCTGATAGGAGAAGTGCAACCCTTTTGGATTGCACCTCTCTATCAATAAAGTTTTCAAGGATAGTATCTATCATTTAGAACTTTGTTCTTATTTCAACCAAACCTTCTTCTTTTGGTTTACCTTCATTGTTAGGGTCTGGAGATTTTATCTGAGCAATAAATGATACAGACTCAATGATGTCGTGATATTTTTTATCAAAATATTTTCTAAGAACATTATTGAGAGTATTTTCAAATTGTTCCATGATTGCTTCCCTTTGTCTTTCGATGATTTTTTCATCTAACTCAGTGTGTTCAACATAGAAAGTAAGTTTGAGTTTTTTACCGTATTCATCAAACTTTTCAACCCAAGAAATTACTTCTTTCTTTAGTCTTCCACTTTTGTAAACAAAACCAACTTGTTTATATGCAGTAGAAGAAACGTCCTTTACAAAACCACTTGTTGGTTGACCCAACCCACTTGCAATTTTATTTGCATCAGTTTTATCAAGTGCAAGAACAGATGTTGACTTTGCATTTGACTTTCTCCACTTCTTCAAAATAGCATTGATTTGTTTTGTAGTTAAACTACCTTCTGAAGCTGCAGATAATTGTCTTTTACATTCTTTATCGTCTCTCCAATTAAAAGATTTATTCTCTTTTAATTTAGTCAGATATTTCAGGTAAGTACCTTCGGTGTTTGGTGTACCTTTCGCAACATGGTCTTTGCTTGCGTTAAGTGCCACTTTTTGTGTTTCCTTAACCAACGGACTTTCAAAAGTTATCTTGTCGTAAAAATAAGTGTCTACACCCATTCTCATTAAGGTTTCCCTTCTACCAAAACCAGAAATCAATTCTAGTTGTCCGTCCTTTCGTAATTCTACAACCATAGGTTCTCTATCATATAGAACCCCATATGCTTGAAAAGAATTTTCCAAAGTTCGTTGGCCATCTTCCAAACTTTTTTCACGTGGTTGATAAGAAATTCCCTTATCATCTGTGACGATTAGTTCTGATAATTTGCCAATTTCTCTTTCGATAAAATTGACCCCTTCTTTTTTCCCGTATAGACTATCGGGAGGACTTGCGGCCAGTGACCGACTTATGTCGAAATTTAATTGCATAATTTTACCTCATGCGTTTAAAAGTTATAATATGAAATCATATCTTGTACTGATACGATTTCTCCAATTTATGTATTATACTTATTTATACAAGTAATGTCAAGGCAATTTTTATTATAAATAGAAGTATGCCTATTAATACTACAAACATTACTACGCAAGTTGAAGACCAAGAACTGACTTCAAATTTAAACTATTTGCAACCTACGGGTTTTAAAATTCTAATAGATAGAGTTAAGTATCCTAACCTAGAATACTTCTGTCAACAAGTAGACCACCCGAGTGTTAGTGCAAATGCCGTTGAATTACCAGTCAGAAGAATAACGTCTGTACCCTTGCCTGGCGATAAGATTACTCACGGTGAAATAGGATTTAACATTATTCTAGACGAAGAGATGACTGGGTATAATGAGATGTATGATTGGTTGCAAAGATTAGTAAATGAAGCACAAGTATCTCCCGCACAAAGAAATACTAAGTTTCCAACCTATGCAGATATTACACTTATGGTTTTATCAAGTCATAACAATACAACACAAAAAATTAGATACAATGATTGTTTACCGACTAGTTTAGGTGGTATTCAATTTACAACAACAACGGGTGATGTGACATATCTTACATTCACCGCAAACTTTAGGTTCTCAACATTTGAGATAATAAAACAAACATGAAGATAATAAAAACAACAACACCTTTAGATACTATAGAGTATGACGGAGACTATCCAGTAAACTTAGACCCAGTAGATGTTGTAGAAATATTCAATACGCCTTTAGTGGGTTCTTATAACTGGGATTATACTGTACAAGATAATCGTATTAAAAAACTATACGAGTTAGGTAAACAACTTAACTGGGACGTAGAGATTGATGTTGATTGGTCTCCAGAAGTAATAGACATTTCAGAAGAAAGATTTCAGTGGGAAGACAGTCAGTGGAAGGGACACCCCGTCTATAAGACTTGGGATAGAATGCGAAAGGAAGAATTTTTTAAAGATTTAAATAGTTGGTCTACCAGTCAGTTCTTACACGGAGAACAAGGTGCGTTATTAGTTGCGAGTCAACTTGCATCATGTGCCCCTACTTTCAATGCAAAACTATATGCGGCCTCGCAGACATTTGATGAAGCACGTCACGTAGAATGTTTCAATAAATACATACAGACAAGATTACAGAAGAGTTGGCCTATAAGTCGTGCGTTAAAAGGATTATTAGATAAGATACTTACTGACTCAAGGTGGGATTTAAAATTTATTGGTATGCAAGTAGTAATTGAAGGACTTGCACTTGCGGCCTTTCAGACTGCAAAAGATACCACCGAAGACCCAGTATTCAAAGACATGTTAAATCTTATCATTAGAGATGAAGCACGTCACGTGACTTTTGGTATAAACTATCTTACTGAATTTG